CCCCGTAATTCGCCGCGCGGCGGCCGCTCGAAAATCTATATACTTTATAAATCGATTTTGTAGAATAAAATACTACATTCGCAAACCCTAGGTTGTATTCGGTACCAGGATAGGAAAAGCCACAACCTGTCGCACACCCTAGGGGGTTGTATGGTACCAGGGTCTGATAACCTGAAATCGGGCCTGGGGAATAAGGCCTTGTGAAATCAGCGAAAATCGCCAGGAGAAAAAAACCCTCCCAGTTTCGTCGGGCCTCGTAAAAAACCCCCTGAACGAAACCGGGCCCTACGTAAAAAACCCCCTGGAACAAACGCGAACCCTGAAAAATACCCCCCCCCCCGACTTCTTTCGGGCCCCGTAAAAAACCCGAGGCAAAAATGACCTTCCCGGCAAAGATCCCGACCCGCGAGCGCCTGGTCAATTCGGTCGTGCGGGCCTGCATTGCGACCGCGCGCGCCCAGTATGGCAAGGGCATCGAGCCAGCGGACTTCCTGCGCCAGAAGTGGCCCGACGACGAGGTGGCCGATTGGATTGTGAAGGCCTCAAGCGAACCGCCGGCCGGCATTGGCACGACCGCCCCGCTAGCGAAGATCGTGGTCGCGGAACTCATCGAGGCAATGACGCCCTACTCGGCGAGCGCGCGGCTGATCCAGTATTCGCCGAGCTTCACCTTCGACGGTGCGGCGTACGTCTCGGTGCCCAGTTTTGCGGCGACGGCCGTGGCGACCGCGTACGTTGGAGAAGGCGCGCCGATCCCGGTCGTGCAGCTGCAGGACAGCGGCGCGTCGATGACGCCGAAAAAGCTTTCATCGATTGTGGTCCTGACGGAGGAGCTGCTCGAGGCGTCCAACGCCGAGGCCTATGTGCGGGACGTCCTGACGCGTTCGATCGGCATCGCCACTGATGCGGTGATGTTCGACGCCAACCCTGCGACCGCCAACCGGCCGCCAGGGCTGCGCAACGGGATTGCCGGGATCACGCCCAGCACGGCCACCGGCAACGAGGGGATGATTGCCGATATGTCAAAACTCGCCGGCATTGTCTCGCATGTAGGCGGCCGGATCGCATTCGTCATGAGCCCAGCCAGGGCCACTAACGTGTATTTGCGGTCTGCTTGGTATTTGCTCACGGAAGGTGCACCGTATCGCGACGTTGACATCATGCCGTCCAACCAGATCCCCGATGATCAAGTCGTATGCGTGGGGCAGCAGGGTCTGGTCACGGTGACCGACGGCGCGCCACAGATCAGCGCGAGCCGCGACGCCACAGTGCACATGGAAGGGGCGAATCCGTTGCCGATCAGTGGCTCGCCTGGCGTGGTGGCCTCGCCGACAAGGTCGTTGTGGCAGACGCGCAGCGTGGGGCTGAAGGTGCGGTTCGCCCTTAATTGGGCGCTCCGCGATCCGGCAGCGGTTGCGTGGATGTCCGGCATCACCGCGTGGTGATTGAGGACGACGACCGGCTGTGGCCACTGCTGGTCAAGGTGCTGCTGCTGATTGCGCTGGCGCTGCTGATCGCAACCGAGCTCTACCTGTGCACGATGACGTGAGACATGGTCGCACCATTTCGCGCTGCGTTTGGCGACAGCCCTGTGGTCTCGTTGCCAGCGGCGGCCACAGTCATCATCGCGCCGGGAGATACGTGGGATCCAACCAACCCGGATTACGATCCGTCTGACGTCGGCATCATCGGGAGTGGCACTGGGTCAAACTCGGTCGATACTAACCGCGTGATCATCACTGGCTCGGGAACGATCTCGAGTTTTGGGCAGGCGAACGGAGGTCAGCCTGACGACCGTGGCAACATCCTCATCATTACGAAGCGGATCGATTTTAAGCCAGCGTCTGGCCAAACGATCACGCTCACTCACAACGCGCCGGCTCTCAATCTGCTCGGCAAGGCCAATCGTGTAATCAGCGCCGAGAGCTTTGGCACCTATCAGAGCGACACCTCGGGCAACTGGCAGGAGATCGCATTCTCACAAAGCGATACGACCCCGACCAAGGGTGGCGGCCAATTGCTCGGGACACTGTATCTTCCGGGCACCAGCACGATCACAATTCCGCCGGGGGTCACGCGGGCGTGGGTGCGGATGTGGGGCGGCAGCGGCGCATCGGGCGCTGGCAATCCCAGCAACGCTTATGGCTATTCGAACGCGTCGTCAGGAGTTGGCGCACCCGGTTATCTGGAGAAATTTCTAACCGGGCTCACGCCGGGGAACACGCTGGCCTACACGCGCGGTGCGGCGGGCGCAGCCACGACTGGGAACGGCGGCAATGGCGGCGCATCGATCTTGGCGAGCGGCACACAGACGATTGCCACGCTGACCGCGAACGGAAGCAACGGATCGACAAACGGAATGGCTGACGCTGGCAGTGCTGGCGGGACCGCAACCGGTGGCGACATCAACAAGACCGGTCAGACTGGCATCGCGAGCACGCCGACTTATGGAACTATTGGCGGCGGCACCACAGTTGGGCTTGTGGGGTCTAGTCCCCCCGGAGTTGGCGGGCGCAACGAGCTAGCGAGTGGTGTTGACGGCACGTTTAATAGTCCCGGCAATCCCGGCAACCCCGGCGGCCTAATCATCTTCTGGTACAACGATCCGAAACTATGAATTTAAACTTACGCAACAACCAGGCGCTCTATGTCAGTGTGCTGGCGTTGGCCACGATCTTGATCTTCGTGTTGATCCTCATTTTTTGGACGTGAGTGTGCTGCATGGGCCTGCGAGGAATTGGCGCAAAGACGTTAGCAAAGCGGGAGAGCCTGGTCGGCCGCGCCGAGGGCCTAGTGACGTTCTCCGAACGCATTCACCCATGGTCAGATCCGACGCTAACACGTGCCGAGCGGGTTATCGTCTTTTGCGAGGACTTGACTATTACGAGCGGTGAGGAGGCGTTCAAGAAGCTGAGGTTGAGGGAGTGGCAGAAGGCGTTCATTCGGGCCGTCTATCGCGAGACCGAAGACGGTGAGCGACCAGTCCGCACCGCAATCCTCTCAATGGGGCGCAAAAACGGCAAAACCCAGCTCGCTGCGGCGCTGGCGCTCTGCCACCTCAGCGGTCCCGAAGCAGAAAGCCGCGGCGAGATTTATTCCTGCGCTAACGATCGCTTCCAGGCCGGCAAAATTTTTAACGAGATGGTCGCGCTGATCCAGAATCACCCCTGGCTCTCGGAGCAGACCAACGTCGTTCGCTTCCGCAAAGACATCGAGGATCTCAGCAACGGCTCGATCTACTCGGCGCTCACTGCCGAACATAAAACCAAGATGGGATTAAACCCATCCTTCATCGTCTATGATGAGCTTGGTCAAACCTCGAGTCGCGCACTTTATGATGCGATGGATAGCGCGCTAGGTGCCAGAAAAAATCCGTTGCTCCTCGTGATCTCGACACAGGCTGCAGATGACTTCGCGCCGATGTCTCAGCTCATCGATTACGGGCTCAAGGTCAACGCGGGCGAGATCAAGGATCCCTCGTTCCATCTCACGTTCTATACGGCGCCCGAGGACGCCGACCCGTGGACGCTCAAGACCTGGAAAGCAGCAAATCCCGCGCTCAACGATTTCCGCAGTCTCCCCGACGTGAGGCGCCTGGCCAAGCAAGCCCAGCGCATGCCGAGCCAAGAGAACGCGTTCCGCAATCTAATCCTCAATCAGCGGGTCGCAGCTGAAACCAGGTTCGTCGAAATGCGGGTGTGGAAGCAGTGCGGCGAGCAGCCATTGATCCCGCAAGGCGCGCCCGTCTACGCCGGCCTCGACCTCGGCGGCACGCGCGATCTCACCGCGCTGGTGCTGGTCTTCATCGATGCCAATGGCGTAGCGCACGTAGTGCCGCATTGCTGGATCCCCGGCAACCTGCGTGATCGCTCCGACGAAGAGCGCATGCCGTACGAGAGCTGGGCGCGGCAGAAACTGATCACCCCGGCCGGCGTCACTACTGATCCCGAAGCGGTGGCGCGCCGCATCGCGGAGATAAACGGTCAGAATAAAATCTTGGGCCTCGCGTTCGACCGCTGGCGCATTCTCGATCTCAAACGCGAGCTTGATAAGATTGGTTGCTTGGTGCCGCTCGTGGAGCACGGGCAGGGCTATAAGGATATGACTCCAGCCGTCGAAATTGTTGATCGATTGATTGCTCAGAAACGAATTCGCCACGGCAATCACCCGGTGCTGCAGATGTGCGCGGTCAACGCCGTGATCACCAAGGATCCCGCCGGCGGCAAAAAGTTCGATAAGGCAAAATCGGTCGGCCGCATCGATGCCCTGGTCGCGCTCGCTATGGCGCTCAACATCGCGCTCACCAAACAACAGAAGCCCATAGATATCGATAGTTTGATCGGTTAGAGGCTCGCGTGACGCATGATCCAGAACTCAACTACTGGACGCAGTACTTCGCGCACCATCACAAGGTGAGTGAACGCGGCGGGCCGGGCAGCGGACCGCGCGGCGGGCCCAGTGGACATACCGAATGGATGAACGAATGTGTCCCGGATGCTGAGGCCGCTGGCTTTGACGAAGACCAAGCCATCGCAATCTGCCTCCACATTTTTGATGCCAGGGAAAAACCCGGTCGCGATGAAGCCCATGACGATTTCATGGAACGCTGCGTGGAGATGCACGAGGGCGGCAATACCAGCGAAGAGCAAGCCATCGCGAGATGCGAGGCGCTCTGGAATAAAAACTACGGCGCGCCGCGACGCGGGGTGCCAGAAACCCCGCGTGGGGGCGATTCTGACTGTCAGTTATTGACAGCTCAAAAAGCGTTCGATCCCGACGAGCCGCGAGATCCGCACGGCCGCTGGACCGACGGCGGCAACGCTACCGACGACCATCCCGGCGAGGGCTATTCGAAGGACGCCTACGTCGACGCCAAGGGCGTCATCCATACCAACAACGTGCACGACGCAGCGCGTGCGCTCGCCGAGGACCGCAAGGTCGAGCTCAAGCAACCCAAGCAGGTGTCGACGCTGATCAAGGAGCTCGGCAAGCAGGCGCAGGAGTTCAAAAAGCAGGGCAAGACCGCGCCGGTCTACAATCTGTGCAACGTCAGCGTCGCCGGCACCAATCTGTTTTGTGCGCAGACCAAGGGGATCCCGCGCATAAAAATGCCGCAGATGGACGACGAGCAAACAAAGGCGTTCCGCCAATATCTGAAAGACAAAGGCTACAAGATCGAGAAGGGCAAAGAATTCGCAGCCAACCTGCGCGCCACCCAGAACGAGGTTAATGGCGCCAAGGTGGCGGCGATCATGGAAAAGCTGCAGGAAAAGCCCGAGCACCAGAGCAAGCGGCTGATCATCTCGAGGGACGACTACATCCTCGATGGTCACCATCACTGGGCCGGCAAGCTCGGCCTCGATGCAGCCGACGGCGATCTGACCAACGACACCAAGCTGAAAATCGCGCGCGTCGATATCCCGATTATCAAGCTGCTGCAGGAAGCAGAAAAGTTCACCGGCGGCAAAGGCCACAAGCCAGCGACCGAGGAGACAACGTCGAAAGACGCGCCCCTCGATTATTGGCTCGCATATTTTCATGAGTACGGAGTCAAGCAACCAGGTCACGATGTATCAGATGAGCCGCGCGATCCGGGTGGCAAATGGACGTCTGGCGGTGGCGGCGGCGAAGCTGAGCACGCCATCGATCCGGCGGTGATCGCCGTTGGCGGCGACGAGTGGAACAAGGCGACCGCCAAACGGCTCGAGGCCGAATATAAGAGCGCCAAGCCAGCCATCGAAAAGATCGCACAAGAAGGAATTGGTGAGGAGGCACCTAAGCCGGGCGGCGAGGACGATGAAGATGAGATTGCTGTTCCCGAAGAGTGGGACATGATGAGTAACGACCAACAAGAAGAAGCCAAGGAGCACTACATCAAGCACAACCACGAATCCTATTTGGATAGCGAAACGCAGAATTGGATGGAGAACGACGCGCCGTATGAAGCCAAGACGTTGGTAGCTAACGACTTCAATGACGGCGGCGAGACGGATTGGGCCGACGAAGCTCTGACTGAATTGAACGAAGCGCGTGAAGAAAACGGCGAACCAAAAATCCCCTATACCAATGAACAACTAATCGAGGCCTTGACCATCGATCAAAGCGATGCCGCGCAGGGCTACGAGATGAGCAACACGAAAGGGCTCGATATTTCCTTCGATGATGACAAACTCAAGGAACCATCGAACGCGCCGCCGCCAGAGCAAATGACGCTGCCAGGTGTTGAGCCAGAAGTGTTGTCCGAGCATCTGACCGATGAAATGCGCAAGGATATTGTCAATCAAATCGAGGCCGCTTTTATCGAACGTGCCGAAAAGATCGTGGATAACATTACGCCGCCTGATTATTTGGGAGAGAGCGCCGACGAGTATCTGGAGCAAGATTGGGATTCCAATATGTCGGACAAGCAGAAGTTTAAGTACGTGACTGACAATACTGAAATTATCAGCGATCTGGAAAAGGAGGTCACGACAAAATATGGATCGGAAGGTTACGATTACATCGTGGCAATGCCAAACAAATTCGATCCGTTGAACGAGACCAGCGGCAACGATTACAGGCGAACGCAAGCCCTCGCGCGCTATCTATCAATTCATCGCGCAGCGGAAGTGCTGAAGGCGCGCGATCTACTGCCGTCCAAAGAGGAATTAGTGGCCGTTGATTCAAGCGCGCCGTACCTGAAAGAAAATGCGAGCGCATTGGAAAGTTATCTGGAAGACCTTGATGGCAGGCTTTGGCGCTCATGGAAAGACAGCTCGACTAGTCAGAATGGGCAGCTATTGCAACTCGCGACCGCCGATGAACTTGGCGGCCGGTTACGCGAGGAACAACTCGATGAAAGTCGCGATGCGTTGCAGGCGATGGCAAACAAACGCTACGAGGCCATCGGCGGTTATAAAGGCGTCAAGGCCTACGTGCGCGCCAAATGGGAAGTGACGCAGTATTTGCTCGACAAAGCGAACGTGAAGGAATTGCCGCTGTATCGCGGCATCGTGCTTCCAGCTGAAGATGTTGCCAAGAGATTCAAACAAGCCGTGACTACCATCCCATTCTTGGGTGGTGGTTCGGGCCGGCTGCTGCCGAATATGCACGTCGAGCGCAACGGTGCCGCGTCAACGACAACTGATCCAAGTGTCGCCAATAATTGGAAGGGAAAAAGCGCAGGCAAGATCGTGTTGCGTGCCCTGGTCCCGCGCACCGCTGCCGTGTCAGTTCCCGCCTACGGCATCAACATGCAAAGTGAGCATGAAGTCGTGGTCGCCGGCACCGCTTGGAAGGGATGGGATGCATGGCACCAGACAGCACCGACGTTCGATAGATTGCCATTGCAGCAACATGCGGCCTAGCGGATGGCAAAGCCGAAACCAAATCATCCTGGCGAAGACGGACAGATTAGATCCGTCGATATTCTGGCGTTGGAGCTCGAGAACAAGCTGCCGTATTGGCTGTCGCCGCTGGAAAAGTACTCACACACGCATGACGAGGCACGCCGCGCCAAATTCCGCGCCTACATGGACGAGAAGAATGCGAAGCGGCGCGAAGAAAAAAACTGGCAGGACTACTTTGCAAAGTTCAATCCGTATCATGAGCCGGGTGGTCAGCCCATCGGTGGTGAGTTCGCCGCCGCCGCCGGGGCCGATCTGGGCGGCGAACGGATCATGCAGGAGATCCCGGCATACAAACAAAACTCGCGCGCCGTGCCGGAAGTCGCCAAAGAGCTGAACGAACGCGCCGGCGACATCCTCGAGAAAAAATTCGGGGTGCGCGAGATCACAGAGGAAACCCACACACCCGAGCAAGACGAGTATCTGGCGAGTGCGCTGGCGCACGATATCAAGCGCGGGCTGAGCAACGGCCACTCCTCGCCGACCTGGTACTCCGACAAGATGAAGGAGGCGATGGGTGTTGCGGCCGAAATGCATCCAGAGCTGGCATCGGATGCCAACAAAAAATTCGCCTATATCGCGGCGCTGGCGATCACCAGCCAGGGCGAGGTCGTCGACTCGAGCGCCAGGCTGACCGAGCTCGCCTATGAGCACTACAGTAAGACTGGGGAATTCCCAACCGATCTGGAGGTCGCCGATCCAGCCATCAACGGCAACTTCAAAAAGATGAACGAACTGATCAAGGAGTTCGGTGGCCCAGCGCAGGTGAAGGACTTTTTCGATCAAGAATACACTGTGCGCGATCTGGCCAAGGCCACTGGCTTTAAGGTTGGAAAAACACTCGCCGATGCCGTCGTGAACGGCTCCGCGGTGCTGGGGCCAAAAATCGGCCTCGGCTTCTATCAAAACCTAAACGGCAATTTCAAACCGCTGACGATGGATATCTGGTTCATGCGCGCGTGGGGTCGCATGACCGGCACCGGCATCGGTCAGACTGATATGGGTCCGGTCGCTGATCGGTTACGCAACGCGCTCAAGGACGAAGGCAAGCGCGCGCCGAAAAGCCTAGATGCGCTGCAGAAGGTCGCCGAGAAAATCGTCGAGCAGCACGAGCACGACTATAAGGAGCATCACGACCAGTACAAATCTGGTAAACGCAAGAAGAGCGAGCTGGTGCACGCCGCGGAGCGGTTCGATCACAACTACGGTGGCGCGATGGTCGAGGCGCCGAGGGGTGGCAATCACCGAGCCTGGATCACCGACGTTTTTGGCAAGGCCATCGATAAGCTGAAAACCGAGGGCATTACGCTCGAGCCAGCTGCCGCGCAGGCTACATGGTGGAACCCGGAAAAGGTGCTATACAAGCACATGGGCGCGCGCGTGAAAGAACTCGACACCGACTACGCCAAGGCGCTGCGCCGGATCCAGGGACATGGCAAAGAAGAAGAAGCCTAAGAAGCCTAAGTTTGAACTCGAGAGCGCGCCGTGGATCGATGATCCAGACGAGCCGGATCGTATGACCGACGAACAGATCAAGCATATGGCCAAAGGTGCGGCCGAGCTCTATCGCTCGTCAAAACCCGAAAAATAGGCGCGCAGATTTTGGACGCATGGTTGGAAAAGCTTCCCCCGGCGCTTCAGGAATCTGAAATACGCCTTCGCATAATTCGGGAAGAATGGCTGTTCAAGGTCGCGGCAAACTACGTTGCCAGAAGAGAACAATCACGCTCAATCCCTATCGGTTCAGCAGCGACGCCGAATTCGAACGGCATTGCGAGTGGATCGAAACCGCGCGTCCCCTGATTAGGGGCGGCGATTTCACCGCTGCCCTGACCGCCTTGGATCAGGCGCTCGAAGCAGGCGAAAGCCCGAACGCACATTGGAACCGAGCTCTCACCCTTTTGGCGCTCGGACGCTATCGGGAAGGGTTTTGCGAATATCAGGCCCGCTCCGTGCTGTTTGCCAAGCAATGGGAGCCAGGCCGGCGCCTGCAGCGGGATCTCCCGTTGTGGGGCGGCGAAGATCTGCGCGCCAAGCGCCTGGTGCTGATCCACGAGGCTGGGTTTGGCGACGCGATCATGATGTTGAGGTACGTCCCCGCGCTGCAGGCCATGGGGATCGACGTCGCGCTCGCTATGCCGCCCGAGCTCGAGCGCCTGGCGCGGCAGCTGGCGCCGATGGTCGGCAACATCGGCGAGCTCGATGTGCAATGCCAGCTGTTCGACCTGATGCGGATCCTCGGGCACTCGACCGAGCACATTCCGATCGGCGCGTATCTCAAGCCAGACCCCGAGCTGCGGGCGCACTGGAGCAAACAAATCAAGCGGCCGGCCGTCGGCATCTCTTGGTCGAGCCTTCGCGATCTCAACTACTGGCGCAGCGTGCCGCTTAAGGAATTCTTGGCACTCCTGCCGGTGCCGCGGGACTGGTCCGTCGTCAGCCTGCAGACGTTCGCTCAGGACGAGGCCCGCGAGCAAGGCGTTGTCACGCCGCCGATCGAAGACTTCGCCGACATGGCCGCGATCGCGTCGCTGATGGACGAGATCGTGAGCATCGACACGGCCACACTGCATATCGCCGGCGCCATCGGTCACCCGAACGCGTTCGGGGTAATGCCGCAAGTGATGTGTTGGCGATGGCTCAACGGCAATCCATGGCATCCAGTGCTGAAGCTATGCCCGCAGCTCACCGCCGGCGACTGGTCGAGCGCCTTTGCACAGATCCCGCCATGCTGACCGCCAAGCACGCTGAGCTCAGCCTTGTGCTGTTTAATGTGCCCGGCAGCACGTATCTGACCGCAACCGAAACCGCGCTGCTGGCCGGCCTGGTGCAGAGCGTCTACCCGAAGGTGATGATCGAAATCGGTTGTCAGCTCGGACGCACGGCCAAGGCGATCCTCGAGCGTGTGCCGTCGCTCGAGGCCTACATCGGCATCGACGTGCCGTTCCAGTACAAGACGACGCTGCCCGGACAGCAGAGCGAAGTGCCAGCGTCGCCTGGTCTCTATGCGGAAAATGACCCGCGGTTCTATTTGCTGATCCGAAAAACAGGATCGCAGGAGCTCGAGCCGGAAGATCTCGAACCGTGTGACGCGGTCTTTATCGATGGCGATCATTCTTTAGAAGCGGTGCTCCACGACAGCATGCTCGCGCGCGCGCTGCTGCGGCCAGGCGGCGTGATCGTCTGGCACGACTATCAGAATGATTCAGTCGAGGTGACTTCCGCGCTCGATCAGCTGAGCAACGAAGGCTGGCCGATCACCAGCATTGCCGGAACGTGGTTGGCGTTTATGAGAACCTAGCGAACTCGCCGAAATGCTTTCTAGCGGCTTTGCGATAGGCCGCGTGGGCGGCTTCAGGAGTATCGAAGCGACCGAGAGTGATCGTGCGATAGTTGATGCGGATGGCCGCTTGATAGTTTTTATCCCTACTGACCCACGTCACGCCCTTGAACGGCACACGGCTCTTTCGATCATGTTGGTTCGCGCCGTTCTGTGAATGAGTGGCCTCACGCAAATTGCACCAGCGGTCGTCGGCCTTGATACAGTTGATGTGATCGACGGTTACTTTCGGCCATCGCCCCGTCATCCACAGCCACGCTAATCGACCGCACAAATAAATATCCTGATCAATGCAGATTTGCCGGTAGCCGTTGCTTTTGATCGTTCCAGCTTTAGCGCCAACGCGCCCCCAACGTCCTTGTCGGTTCACACGCCAGATAAAGCGCCCGGTTCTTTGATTGTAATCCAGCAGCTCTCGCAATCGCCGCGCAGTTAGCATCGGACTTCCCCTTGCAGGAGGCACCCAATGCCTATCAGAAAACCAAAAAAAGACGAAACCCAGTCTGAGTTTATGCACGATTGTGTCAGTGAACTTATGCAGGATGGAAAGCGGCCACAAGATCAATGCGTCGCGATTTGTCTGAGTACCTGGCGTGACGCCAAGGGTGAGCCTGAGCCAAAGGACAAAGCTGCGGCGCTCTCTGTGCAACCACCAAAGAAAGGCGAAGATTTCAAAACCTTTTTGGCCCGTTGCGTGCCTGACGCAATGAAAGATCCAGACGTGACCGAGGAGCGCGCCACAGATCAGTGCTCGATAGTCTGGGAAGAAAGCCAAGTCCACGGCAATCCTGTCGGGCTGCACGGCAATCCTCGCGCGAGACACAAACAGGAATTCGGACCAGACGACGACTATCGCATTCGGCCAGAGGAAGGCGAGAGCGAAGACGATTTTTATGATCGTTGTCTGCAGGATCTGCCCGAAGAAACCTGCGAGCTCATTTGGGACAATTACGGCAACGGCGGCGGCGGCGAGGACGATATGGAAGAGCGCAAGATTGATCCCAAGAAGGTTTTGCAAAAGACCCACGTCGGCGAGGTGAATGGCGCTGAGTACGTGCTATCCGACGACACCCCAGACAGGATGGGCGATATCATCGAGGCCGGGGGCTGGGAGCTTGAATCGTTCAAATCCAATCCGATTGCATTATTCAATCACCATCCAGATTTTATTGTAGGTCGGTGGCACCGGCTGCGCATCGAAGGCAATCAGCTGCGCGGGCACCTTGAGTTGGCCCCCAAGGGCACCTCGCCGCGCATCAACGAAATCCGCAAATTGGTCGAGGCCGGAATCCTGAAGGCCGTGTCGGTCGGTTTCCGCCCGCTCGATCATAGCCCACTCAATCCGAAAGATCCGTGGAGCGGTCAACGCTTCCACAAACAAGAACTCGTTGAGACGTCCCTAGTGGCTGTGCCAGCGAACCCAAATGCGCTCGCCGTCGCAAAGTCGCTCAACGTTTCGCCCGCAACGATCGACCTTGTCTTTGCCAAGCCTGGCAGGACGGACGGGGTTACTCGGCGCGGTTTCACCGGCAAGCCTGCCGCCACTCACCATTCATCGAAAGATAAACCGATGACAGGAATGCTTGGACAACGCATCCCCGACTCAGAGCAGCGGCTGGTGCGTTATCGTGACGACCTCACTGAGCATCTCGGCAAGATCGTTGACGAGACCGCCTCCCCTGAGGATATGCAGAAGACGAAAGACCTCACCGCGAAAGTCGCGCAGGAGGAACTACTACTCGACACCCTGAAAGCTGCCGAGGCGCGTCTCGTCAAGCACCAGATGATCGAGCCCGACGGTGACGACAAGAAGCCGAACGGTAATGGTCATGATACATCGCGTGCTCTGGTCGTGCGCAATTCGCCCAGTGGGAAGGCCTGGGCGGCACCGGAGAAGAAGATCACGCCGCTCGATTACTTGTGGCGCTCGCTGACCTGTCAGCTCAAGCACCACACCGAGCAGCAGAAGCGGCCGATCCTCGAGATCGTGAAGGAGGAATACGGCGAAGACGAACGCACGCGCGGCGTGATGGCAATGATCACACGTGCGGCCTCGGCGCCGGCGACAATCCCACAGGCGGGATGGGCAGCTGAATTGGTTACGCAAGTGTGGATGGATTTCATCGACGCATTGCTCCCCCATTCGGTCTACCCAGCTGTCGCGTCACGCGGTTCGCAGTTTACGTTCGGCCGCAACGGCGTGATCAATCTCCCAATGCGTCTTGGGACGCCATCGCTCGGCGGATCCTTCGTCGGCGAAGGCGCTCCAATACCCGTGCGCCAAGGGCAATTCGCGACAGTGCAACTCACGCCAAAAAAGATGGCTGTGATCAGCACATTTACTCGCGAACTGAGCGAGCACAGTACGCCGGCCATCGAAGGATTAATTCGTGAAGCGATCCTTCGTGATACCGGTGTCGCGCTGGATTCCGTCTTACTCGACGCCAATCCGGCGACCGTCATCCGACCTGCAGGCCTGCGACTGGGTGCAACAGTGGTGCCCCCGACTGCCGCCGGCACTGCTCCGGTCATGGCGATGCTGGGCGATCTCAAGGCACTGTGGGGCGCTCTGCAAGCGATCACCAACGATAACATCCGCTCTCCGGTCTTCATCACAACGCCGCAGCTCAAGAAGTCGGCGAGCCTCGTCTACACTACGACCGGCGATACTCCGTTCCGCGAGGAAGTTAACGGCGGTTCCTTGGATGGCGTGCCGATCGTTTCGTCAACGGTCGTTCCAGCAAATACGGTGATGATGTTGGACGCGGCGGATTTTGCTTCAGTTACTGAAGCGGCTCCGCGGTTCGACGTATCAGACCAAGCTGTCCTACACATGGAGGACACGACGCCGCTGGCGATTGCGAGTGGTTCACCAGGGACGGTCGCTTCACCGACGCGGTCGCTCTGGCAGACGGACACTATCGGCGTTCGCATGATCATGCAAGCGAATTGGATCTACCGACGCGCCGGCATGGTCGCCACGCTGACCAGTCCGACTTGGGCGTGATCAACTAATTCAGCTGATCAACGTTATCTCTCTGGCGGTTAGACCCGCCAGAGACCCTCAAACCCCACGGAGTTAAATTATGGCAGACGATAAAGCCGCTGCAGAGAAAGTTGCAGAGGAAAAGCAGAAAGTCGTGGAAGCGGTCGAGAAGCGTATGACCACCGGTCGCCCAACCCCAACCCAAGCCGAGCTCGACAAGCTCGCGCTTGGGCAACAGGTGACGCTCGAGCCAGATGGCAGTGAGCCAGATCCGAAGGCGCCTGGTTGGCACAAGGCGGCGCTCGAGGGCGACAAGCCGGCCGGGCAGGGCGGCAGCTATCAGACGCGGGCCTCGACCGCGCGTGCCGCTCCCACTCCTCACAGCACGACACACAGCTAGCAGCTGATGCGTGTTCCTGCGGTCCTGTCGCGTGTGGTCGACCGCTTCCGCCGCAAAGCGGACGGCGACTACACGCCTGGACCGTGGCAATTACCAATCACCGGCGGCTGGCTTCCAACCGAAGTCGGCAGCTGGTGGAATTGGTGGCAGATGGGCGGGATGCCGATCCCGCAGGACGCACAGTCCGCAATTGTTGAAGCATGCGTGTCGGCCTACTCACAAACGGTTGCCATGTGTCCGGGCGCGCACTGGCGCGCGAACGAAAAAGGTGGCCGCACTCGCGTCACCAACTCGGCGCTCTCGCGCATTTTGAAAAGGCCCAACGATTACCAATCGATTTCCGACTTCATGCTGAACATGGTTCGCATGATGTATCTGGATGGAAATGCATACGCGCTCGCGGTGAGAAACGAGCGGTTCGAAATCAACGAACTGCACGTGATGAACCCGATACAGTGCTGGCCGCAGGTCACGACCACCGGCGATGTGTTCTATCGGCTCGCTGGCAACCATGTGGTCAACTATCGGCTGGGCGAACAGCCGGTCATAGTGCCGCAACGCGATGTGCTGCATATGCGTTTGCACACCGCGCGGTCACGCTGGCCGTTTCCGCTGGTCGGCGAGAGCCCGTTGATGGCTGCGATGACCGACGTGGCGACCCAGTCGGCGATCATCTCACAGCAGCTCGGCTTCTATAACAATCAGGCGCGCCCTTCTGCCGTGCTGTCGACTGACCTCGTGCTGGATAAGGAGCAGGTCCAACACCTACGCGATCGATGGAATGAGCAAACAAAGTTGCTGCAGGCGGGAGGGACGCCAATTCTCACCGCCGGTTTAAAAGTCCAACCATGGACCATTCTCGGACGCGACGCGGCGATCGCCGACGTGTTGAAGTTCACCGAGCAGCATATCGCGCTGGTCTATCGCGTGCCGCTGCAGATCCTCGGCCTCGGAGGCGCTCCGCACGGCAACACTGAAATCATGATGCAGGAGTGGATTGCGACCGGGCTTGGCTTTGCGCTGTCGCACGTGGAAGAGGCGTTCGGATGTTTGTTTAATCTGAAAGGCCAGCCCGACGAATGGGCAGAGTTCGATACCAAGGTGCTGCTGCGCTCTGCATACAAAGACCGGATCGAAGGACTCGTGCGCGGTGTTCAGGGCGGTGTGTACAGCCCGAATGAAGCGAGAAATGAAGAGGGGATGGATTCGGTCGAGGCAGGCAGCGAGCCCAGAGTCCAACAACAAGTCGTCCCATTGAGCGCCGCCAATGCAATTCCTGCAGCGCCCGCGCCGCATGCGCCGCCTGCAGCACCGCCAGCGGCACCCGCTAAACCACAACCACAGGCAAAGCCCGATGACGCCCAGCGAGAATTCCAACGGATCCGGGCCGCAGCAGATCGAATCGGACGACGCCGACTTCTCCGTCCTTGACGGATTTCGGCTAGCCCTCGGCCAGGTGCTCGAAGAGGAGCGCCATCAGTGGTCGCGTGAGCGTGCGCTCACAATGGCCGAGCTCCGCGCAGAGCTCCGCGCCGAAATCATGTCCTGGAGCAGCACGGTCAGGACCCTGGTGGAAGAGCGCCTGGCCGGCCTTCACAATGGCGCCGATGGTCGCGATGGGTTGCCTGGAGAGCCGGGCCCGCCCGGCCCACAGGGCGAGCGTGGACGTCCAGGATTAGGTTTGCCGGGCCCGCAAGGCGTCGCCGGCGACCGCGGTGAGACAGGCGAGACCGGAGCTCGAGGGGAGCAGGGTCTGCAGGGGGTGCAAGGCGAGCGCGGTTTGATCGGGCGCATGGGGCCGCCCGGTGACGTTGGAGCTCCGGGCCCGCAAGGCGGCCGCGGAGACATTGGCGTGCCCGGGGCGCCAGGCGAGCGCGGAGAGCAAGGTCCGCCAGGTGAGCGCGGCAAGGATGGTTTGACCGGACTTCCGGGGCCAGAGGGTTTGCCGGGGGAGCGGGGAGCGAAGGGTGAGCAAGGTGTGCAGGGCCCGCCCGGCGAGCGCGGGATGACGGGTCTCATGGGCAATCCGGGTAAGACCGGGGCTCCCGGGCCTCAGGGCGCGCGTGGTGAGCGCGGCGAGACCGGGGCGACTGGTGAGCCAGGCCTCGCCGGCGAACGCGGCCAGGACGGCGCTAAAGGTGCGCCAGGCGTGCCAGGAGCGCAGGGGATCCCCGGGATCCAGGGTGAGCGAGGGTTGCCCGGGGAGCAGGGCGCGCGCGGGATGCCAGGCGAGCGCGGGGGCGACGGCCGGCCAGGCGCGCCGGGTCCACAAGGCCCACAAGGTTTGCGCGGCGGCGCCGGCGAGACTGGAACTCGAGGAGAGAAAGGCGAGAAGGGCGACCAAGGCGTACCCGGGAAACTGCCGCGGGTAAAAGCCTTCACGCCGGACGCGGTGCACTACGATGGCGACGTCGTCACGCATGCCGGCGGCCTCTACCAGGCGATCGCCGACACCGCGAAGACGCCGCCGCACCCAGATTGGGTCTGCCTCGCCGCCCCAGGCCAGGATGGTCAGAACGGCAAGGACGGCGCCGATGGTCTCACGCCGATCGTGCGCGGCACCTTTGCCATGGATCAGACTTACAAGCGGCTCGACATCGTCGCCCGCGATCGCGGCGCCTTCATCGCCAAGGTCGACAATCCCGGCAATTGCCCTGGTGAGGGCTGGCAGCTCATCACCGCGCACGGTGTCCAGGGCGATCGCGGCAAGCCTGGCGATCGCGGCGAAAAGGGCGAACAGGGCCCGCCTGGCGTCGGCATCGTCAGCTGGAAGATCGACGGCAAAAACTATCGCGCCGTCCCACTGCTGAGCGACGGCAACGAAGGCCCGGTGCTCGAGCTGCGCGCGCTGTTCGAACAATTCCACGAGGAAGCCGATGGTTGATACCGTTGAGACCATCATCACGCCGGCGACGTCCTACGATCTGCTGACGCTGGACGAATTGAAGATCACGCTCGGCATTCCGACCACCGATACGACCAACGATATTCAGATGGCGCAATGGATCACGCGCGCGTCCGATACCGTGTCGGTTAAATGCAATCGCATTTTTGCCACGGAGACGTTGAGTGAACTCTGGACTGGCCTGAGCTCGAACCGGATCTATCTCAGCCATTGGCCGACTAAGGCATCCGACATCGAGGGCGTGGAATCGCCGCAAGGCACTCCGATTGATCCATCAGACTGGCTGCTCGAGGAACGCAGCGGCAAGCTCGAGCTGATCGGGTCGTTCGCCACGGCCGCACCGCAGCCCATCCTCGTGACCTACACCGGCGGCTTTGATCTGCCCACGGATCCGCGCCCGTCGCTGCAGGCGCTCAAGCAGGCCACCGAACTCGTGATCTGGGAGATGCGCGCACTGGCGATGCGAATGCAAACATCAGGCATTCGATCTATTTCGCACAAAGAGGCGCGAGTCATGTTCTACGACCCGCTCGCATTCTTTAAGGCCGCAGCCAGCGCAGGCGGTGCCATGGGGGCCATCGATGCATTACTGATGCATTACGTTCGATTCCAAGTCTAATGCCAAACGTCACAGTAAAAAATCAGCCGGTGCTGCAGCGGCTCGACAATATGCTGCGGCACATTCATGAGCTGCCGAGCAAACAGGCGCAGGCGCTCTACGACTGGCAAACCCAGGACATGAAGCGCCAGTATCCAAACGAGACTTCGGTCGACGGCGACGTGCATCATTGGACGACGACCGAGGTTCATCCAAAACCGTTCGGCAAGCGCAGACCAACCGGGCGCAAGCGCGGACGACCAAAAGGTGTGAAGACCGGGGAAGGTTCGCATCGGCCGCGCGTGCGCAGAGTTAGCACAGGCCCGCGGCCGATCATGCGGCCAGTATTGCTCGAGGAAGCCTGGCAGCGTCAGCGCGACTTATTGAAGGACGTGACATGGGATTAGATTTTTCGACATTGATCTATTCGTCCTGCCAGGACCTTTACGGACGGCCGGTCACGATAAACCCGCTGATGTCGCAGCCGGGCCAACCCGCGTATGGCAACCGCGGGATTTGGACAGAGACTGATGAGAACGTCGTCGCTGACGACCTTTCGTACTATCAAGACCACCGTATGATCCTTGACATTCGCGATCGCGAATATGGCGTGCTGCCGGAGCAGGGTGATCACGTGATCATTCCTGCCGATGGCGAAGTGCCGGCTGAAGGCGAATTCGTTATCACCAATCGCGTGCGCAACGGCGGCGGTGAGACAACCCTAACGTTGAGCGAATACAAACCGTGACCCTGCTCGGTCAGGAGCAGAAACGCAAAAACGGCGCCGGCACGCGATCCTACCCACCTGGTCTATCGTCGACGCAAAGCTACTCCTACATCATCCGCAACATTTTCTACGACGCTCTAGCCGCAGATCCGTTCTTCGCGACCTATTTCATGCGCAAGACACCGATGGTGCCGGTGCAGCGTGAGCAGCTGCCGTTCCTCGGGGTCTATATCGCCAACGAGGATATGACGCCGGACGGCGATGCTAACGCGACTGTGGTGCGCTTCACGCATATGACGCGCATCGGATTCTCGGCCATCGTTGCCTACAGCGATCAGGACGTCGCCGAGCAAACCATCGACGCGATCTTCTGGCACATCATGAATCGGCTGTGGACCGACCCCGATATCATGAACATGATCAACGCCTACGATTATGTGGGCGGCATTGCGCAGAACCCGGACAACGTCCGCATCGAAAGTATCGAGCGCGGCGTACGTCGGCATCGGTTCGGAAGCAACACGCACAACAATGAGACACCAGTCGCTGAGCTGCAGTACGACGTGACCTGCAAGTATCGCACGATGTGGTGGCCAGACATCACTGACACGCTCGACACCATCGACGTGAAGACCGGCGTCAAAGCTGGCGATACTCAGGACGAAATGAATCAGCGTGCGCAGGAGCACGTGACTTACGATTTTACGCCACCGCCGGCGCCCACCGTAACAGCGATCTCACCGACCAGCGGCTCAACAACCGGCGGCACTGGCGTCACTATTACGGGCACCGATCTCACCGGCACGACGGCTGTCACGTTCGGCAGCAAGGCGGTCTCGTTCCGCGTCGTCAGTGCAACATCGATCACTGTGGTCTCGCCGGCGGGCACTGCTGGCGTAGTCGATCTAACCGTCACAACGCCGAGCGGCACGAGTGCCACAAGCTCGGCAGATCAGTTCACGTACCAATGAAAGGAAAACCAGATGGCAACAGTTAACATTCAGCTCGCCGGTCAGAAGCGCATGGAAAACCTGGCCAGGCGCACGCAGCGTTTGCAGGTCTTGCGTGTCGAACCGGCCGACAAGCCAGGCCGGTGGACCGCGGAAGCCATACGCCGCGTGTTCAAGCATCCGGTTAGCGGGATGAAATTCCCGTCAGAAGGTAGCGCCGAATGGCCAGACGATGCATTCACGCGACGTCGCTTGGCGGATGGCTCGATCAAAATCGCCGAGGACAACCCCGACCAAAAGAAGCCAGACCGACCAGAACGGCCGGTGCTGCAGCGTGCCGCTGCCGCGCGTCAGTCGGCTGAGTAAAACGCGCTTCGGGGCGCGCGCCTAAAAGCCCCTCCACTCGCAAACGATCAGGCAAAACCCCCGCGGTTGCGGGAAGGAGGATCCATGCCTATCAGCTTTAGTGACATCCCCCAGAATATCAAAGTTCCGCTGAACAATTAGTTAGGCGCTTTCCCGAGCAATCGGGATCGAACAACCGGGTGAACTCAGGGAAACGCCAGACCGGCCAATCCTGAGCCAAGCACCAACAAATAGTTGGTGAAGGTGCAACGACTAGAGCGAAAGCTCGTAGGGCCAAGCGGCCCGAAGCGCCCGGCTCCCCCAAAAGGGATGATGATATAGTCTGTTCTGCATAGGAATATGCAGCAGTCGAAAGACGGCAACAGCTTAGCGAACTGTCGCGAACATAAAGATACTGGGTTGAAGTAGATCCCTCGATGGCCGGTCTTCCGACCATCAACCTGCGTGCGTTGTTGGTAGGAACGGCTACGCCAGATGGCACGCAGCCGATGGATGTTGCGGTGCCAATCGGCTCGCTGGCGATGGCCGAGCAGTTCTTCGGTCCTCAGTCCGAGCTCGCGCGGATGTTCCGTGCGTTCTACCAATCGAACTTCGCCAATGAGGTCTGGGGTCTCCCAGTTTCTCAGCCAGCTGGTGGCACAGCGTCTACCGGCAAGATCGTAATCACTATGCCGCCGACAGCAGCCGGCACGCTGCATTTCTACGTTGCCGGCACTTACGTCCCGGTCAATGTGGGTTCGACCGACACCCTCGATCAGGTCGCGCAAGAGATCACTGATGCGATCAACGCTCAGGTCAATCCTTACATCCCGGTCACTGCCGTAAAATCCGCAACTCCTGGCGAGGTCGATCTCACTTGCACGTTCAAAGGTGTGAACGGGAATGAGATCAACGTCACGATAAACTACTACGGCGGGCGTGGTGGTCAGCAGCTGCCGCCTGGGATCCAGCTTACGTTGCCGCAAGGAACGGGAACAACGGCGACCGGCGGTACCGGAACTAGCACCGGCACGACGAACCTCACGGTCGGCGGTACAGTAGTCGGCACGATTGTTATGGGAGCTACGGTCACCGGGACTGGTGTGCCCGCTGGCACTCATGTCAACAGTCAAACGTCAGGAACGCCAGGTGGTCCTGGCGTTTACGTCACTAACCAAGCGACGACGCTCTCCGGCGCCGCGCTCACGTTTACCGGACCGCCGGGGCCAGCAGGCTTCATGCATGGCGGCGCTGGCACTCCGGTCTGGACGAACGCGATCGCTAATCTCGGCGAGACACCGTTCGAATACGTCGCGCTGAGCTATCTGGACTCGCAGACCTTGTTTGATTGGAACAACGAATTCGGGTTCAGCGATTCTGGAAGATGGGGTTGGGCCCGCCAGCTCTTCGGACATTTGTTTGGTGCGTTCCGAGGTGAATATCCAGACCTTGTTCTGTGGGGCGACCAGTACAACTACGCGATTACGTCGGTGATGGCGTTCGAGACTGCATCACCGTCGCCATCGTTCGAATGGGCCGCCAGCTACTGCGCAAAAGCTCAGAGAGCCCTAATCAACGACGCAGCGA